ACTTTGTATCCATTACCTGGTTGGCTAGGTTTCTTACGCTTTCAACCGTCTTAATGGAATCATCGCCCCAAAGAATACGACCAGGCGAACGGCTTAAACCAGTTCCAATTTGATAGGCAATCTTACGTGCGCTTTTTACATTGCTTTGTAGTGCAAAAATATCTTCAATGTTTGGATTAAGTAAAACTTCTGAGTCATTAGATACTGTTTTTAATGTATCCATAATAGACTTTAGACCTTCGTCATTTTGACGGATTGCATCATCAGTTGCTTTTGCGCCAACAGTAGGATTAAACAAATCATAAGCAGTTCTATGAACTGCAGATGTCATGTTTCTATAAAAACGAGCAACAGGAATACCATCACGGCGAAATGAAACACCATCGACTGGACCACTAAGCATTGTGTCAAAGTCATCTACTTGTGTAAAAAATCGTTTTGCACCAGCAGCATTGTAATCATTAGTTTTTTTCATTTCTGTTGAAACTAATTTTACTAACTCTCTATTGCGATACTGTGGATAGCCTTGTTTAATTTCATTCCATACCTGTGATTTAACAGTTGGGCTTGAAGACTCTGTATACTTTTTAAACAAAGGACCTAGTTCGTTATCCCAAAGGTTAACAACTTCTGGTTGGCGAAACGCCCAGTCCATTCCAGCAGAAGCGGTGCCAGCCTTTTCAGAAATAAACTGATACTGGTCTGCCATTCTTTGTCCGCGAGACTTTAAACCAACAAATTGTAATGCTTCTTTTGCACCAACTTGAATACCATCTACGCCTTTGGTAAATGCTTTAACCGCAGGACCTACGCCAACATAAGTTAATGGGTCAATAGCAACCTGGTAAATAGCATCAACTGGTCCTGAAACAAGTTTTTTGGCTTTTGTTACGCCTTCTTTAGTTGATACATCAATACCCAACATTTTAGTAAACTTAACAGCCCAGTGATTTTTATTAACAGTAGTGTTGTTTGTTGGCATTTTATTTGCAAAGTCACGGCCTGGTGAAACCTGAGTCTCTAACTTAAGAGTATCTAAAAGGTTTTGAAACTTAGTAGGCTCGTCGCCCATAAATTGAATAGCAGCATACATGTCAGCATCAACTGTGCCATATTCATCAATTGACTCACTAATTGTGCGGCCTTCTGCATTGCCTCTTGCTAAAGCAATTAATGCTTTTCCATATTGCTTTTCAAATTTAGCAACTTTATCCCATCGCCAAGAGTTTAATCCATTATAAGAATCTGAAAGAAGTTTCTTTGTAAATGGTTTACCTTGTTCCATTTGAGCACGAGCAATGTTTGCTGTATTTAAAACCTGTCCATATTCTTCTGCAACTTTAAATGCTGCAATAAATGGACTAAAGATTCCTGTAGCAGTTCCCATTGCTGCTTTACCAATGCCTTGAACAACTTTACCTACTAAATTTTGTTCTGGTAAGAATTGTTCTTTGTCAGAATAAATATAACGGATGTTGTTCTGCACAATTGGGTCAAGTTTTAAAAACTCTTCACGTGCTTTTTTATCACTTAGTTTAAGTAAGTCTTTACCTTTTTTGTGGCTTTGAGATAACTGTTCAATCATTACTCTTGATTTAGCATCAAGGGTTGATTTAATAGCAGCAGAATAAAAGTTAGGACTTAACTGTGCTACAGATGGGTCTAGTGGCACCTCTGGCATTAAGCACCACTATCTTCTAGCATACGATAAATTAATTCACTGTCACCAGTTGGGTCTTGCTGTGCAATCTTTCTAATAACAGAAAGAATTGTTTGCTCAGTGCTAGGAAGATTTAAAATGCTAGAATCAGGACCAGGACCAAAATCTGCACCAGCAGTAATTGGTTCATCTTTAAACTTTGTTTCAGCAGTTAATGGAGTAATATCTAAACGACTAGTTCCAACTTGCTCAGTACCCTGCATAGGTGCACCCATTTGTTGTTCCATGGTTGCTTGTCCTTCGCCGTATGGCATGCCAGCAATATACTTTGCAGGTTGTGTAGCACGGCCTGATTGTCCATTGCCACCAGTTGCTGAAACATTTGCTGGATTATTTTGAGGGGCTGTTGGGCGATACCCACCACGGTTATCCATAGGTGCAGTTGTCACTCTTCATCCTCCTCTTGCTCAATAGGTTCGTGCTTAGTACCAAGTACTTCGCTGTTGTACTCTTGTGCCATCTTCATCATGCCGTATGCGTTCCACGGTGTCATGGCATCGCTAACTTCTGTGTGTAAATATCGGGACCCTTCGTAGTCTGCCCATTCGGTTATAATTAACCAGTTAGTGCAGATAAACTCAGTCCCCTTCTCATCCTCTTCTACAAGGATTCGTAATGCTTCTTCTATTTTGTCTCTAAACTCTTTACTCATTTTGCACTCTGTACTTTTACTACAACTGGTTCAGCCGTATGAATGTCCCAACGAGATGCAATTTTAATTGCCATTCTAATATCTAGTTCCGCCACCTTCGGCGTAGTTTGTTTTCTAGAATTAGCAAAAGCCTCAATGGCACCGAGAGCAATGTCAGCACCACTGCCAGAACAATAGATACCACGAACATCGCGGTCCCAAGAATAATCTTCAAAGATAGGGTAAATAACTCCACGAACGACAACAAGAAATTGCGAATCATGTGCTGCTGCGTCTCCGTCCTCTTTCATGTCATAACCAGAATCAATAAACAATTTACGCATTGCTGGTATAAACGTCTGTGTCATAAACACATCTAAGTCATCTGTAGCACGTGGCTTAGGGGCTTTCCACCCAAACTGCAAAATGTTAGAACCACGACTAGCACCTGAACCTGCAATTAAGATTCCATTGTTTTCAATAATCTTATGTGTTGCTAGTTCCATAAAGCGACCATCATCACCAGATGAACGGGAATCACAGCCAACGGCTGCCCAACCATTTCCTTGAATTGCTACAAGCGTTGTCATTGTCCCCTCCTTAGGCTAGCGTCGCGTAACTGTCCTTGCTGATGCTGAGGCTTCTCCGCCTGATGTTAAACTTGCTAAAAGACTTTGTAGTGGTGCTGGACCTTGTGGTGCTTGAGGAGCGCCTCCTGCTGGCGCGGCGGGAACAGGGGACGGTTGCTCAACCTGTGCACCAGCAGGAGGTAATTCTGGCGCAAAGACTTCTTCAACGGCATCCTCTACTGGTATGCCACGTTGACGAGCCTTAATAACTCCAGCAATTTTCTTTACCACGCCCGATGGGTCCCCACCTTGTACAGCCATTTGTGGAATTGCTTGTGTATATGCTTGCAAAGAACTAACCAGTGCTTTACGCATATTTTCAATTTCAATTTTTTCTTGCTCTTGTGTTACGTTAATACCAAATGGTAGTTCACGCATTGCTAGGTCTGTAGAAATTAATCCACCACCTAATGCTTGTAACATAAAGATAAGTCCCTGTGCTGGGTTAAGCCCAGCAAGCATGCCGTATCTAACATCGGCAGTAAAGTCACTCTTAATATCTTTGCCTGGCTTGTAGGTAAGGCTGTAAGGAGAACCTGCATCTACGCCACGGATTGTCTTTTCAAAATCAAAAAACTTTTCATCTACTTCAAAACATACAGAAATAACATCTCGTAATGCAGAAGCAAAAATAGCCTGAGCAGATTTAACCTGTGTATCAAAGCCACCCATAAGTGCTTGAACACCTTGACCAGTAATAATGGAAGCATCAATGTTTCCAGTACGTCCCTCTGGGTAACGTGTTCCTGTTCGTAGTTCCTGCTGTAACAAAGCCTGCTCAGTAAATGCGCCAGGTGGAATGTTAAGGTCTACGCGTCTTACACCTGCTGGGTTTGCTGTGCGAATAATTGCATCGCCACCCAGTTCAAGTTCTGTTACATCTGTTGGTAGAACAATTGGAGCCTGTACTGACTTCTCTGCTGCTTCCATCGCAAGTAATGCGAACCTGTTACGAAGCAACTGAATACCCAATACATCATCAAACTGTCCACGCATCTCACCATCAACTGATGGACGCTTAGCAACAACAACCATCATCTTACCAAGCGGGTTAGCCGCCTTAGATAAGATTAAATTGTTTTTTGATGGAACAAACAACAGAGATTGGTCTGCATCGTAATAACGGATTATCTCTAGTTGAGCGTTAAGGTCTCCCTTGTACATTTCTGGACCAAGAAGTTCTCTTGCATACTCAGGGAACTCTGAAGCAAGTTCTCCAATGCTCAAGTAATAACGCTTAGCAAAGGCGATACAGCGTCCGTAGCGGTCAAATTCTGGGTAAGCCCCCACTGGATTTTCTACGCGAATACGCGGTAGCCCTGCTTCTTCGTCTAATTCAATGATGAAAGGGACGAAACCAAATGTGATGTACATGTCTGCGCCTGTGTACATCTGTACTTGTAAATCTGAGTTAGAAAAATAATTGTTAGCAATACGAGTGCGTGTATCTGCAAACTTACGAGCACGGTCGTTGGCTTGGTTAGCAGCAGAACAATTGACAGATGGTAGTGGAGCCATGACCTCAGAAAGGTCACGGGCCACAATGTCAATAAAGTTTGCTACTACGTTAGCATCAACACCCTGTGGAAAAAAATCTGGGTAAACACTTGCTATCTGTCCTTTGCGGACAGCAAGAACATCTTGCTGGCGTGCATCACGCTCTGCAGCGCGGTCCTTAAGGGATGCAACGCGTGCTGAAATCTGTTCTATCGAAAGCATTATTGTCCTAACGGTTGATTAAAAATTAATTAAATACTTTCTGCTGCCTTCTTAAGACGAGCCTTTTCTTCGCGCATTACGATTCCTACAGCACGACCCTTTGTGCGACCGCGGTCATTTTTAATACGATTTGCTACTATTGGAATTAACTTTTGCTTCATTGCTTGCTTTTCTTGAGGTGACAAATTAAGGTCTTTAAGTCCATTAACAACATATTTTGTTGCCGCTAGTGTAGGGTTCATGCCTGTGCTTTTCATGTATTCTGTCTTTAATACTTTTTGTGCTTTAGTTGCCATTTATTTTTTCCTTATCCGTATTGGTGATTCCACATTTCAGATGCGGCATCATCTAAGTTAATTGAGGTACGTTTGTGTTGCTGCGCTCTAGTAGCCCAACGGTTGTTGGCATACCTTGCGATATTGCTATTTTGCTGCATGAACTCACGGGCACGGATAACCGCAAACCATAAAGCCATAACAGTATCTGTCTTACCTCTGGTGTCAGGCTTCCAGGTAATTAACTGTTGGACTAACGCCTTCATACCTTCTGAGTTTTCAGTACTAGGTAATTCTATAATGTTGTTCTTTTGGAACTTGCCTTCACGAGTAGTGCCAAAGAGTGTTGACATTGATGCCACACCGAAGTTTGTGTCCCATTTGTTCTTGCCTGTAAAGTGAGAATTAAGCCGTACGCCGTGTGAAGAGAGCCATGTTCGTAGTTCTTCATCA